GCGTTCTCGCGACCCAGGCGCAGCGCGATGTAGTCCCCCGCCGCTACGCTCGGCGTCCCTAGTGCGTCGCTGATCTCATCCATTAGTCCGGCCGTCCCCGGGACCGTCGCATCCGCGCTCGCTTCGGGCGCCGTAAAGTTGTCGGTGTCAATGTCCTCACCGTCTGCAACGGCCATGACCTCGGTCCGAATAGCCACGTTGTTTGTCGCGGCGGTCACCATTGAATACTGCGCCTTGATCGTCAGCCCGCTCGCGTAGTCCCCAGGCATTCGGAACTGCCACGTCGTCAGCTCGTCCGTCGAGCCGTCGAAAAGCAAATAGGGACGGTTCGCGGCCGTGAACGAGAGGCCGGGGGGATTCGTCGGGTCCGGCATCCCCGCGAGAATTGGCAAGATGATCGTCCCCGTTGCCATTAGGTGTCCGCGCCGCCCGCGTTAATATCGTCTTTAAAGTCTTGCACCGCCTCGGACCTGGGGCGCGTGCTTGTGGCGAGCCATGAAGACGGGATCGCATCGCGCATCGCCTGCGCGTTTCCTGCCGTTGCCTTCATGGCATCCATCGCGTCTTGAATCTCAGATATACGATTCACCAGGTAATTGTCGCGCTTGTTGAATAGCTCGATCAGGGCGCGCACCCGCCAGCCCAGAGACTCGACGGTCTCGTCCGGTTCGCTCGCCGTAGTCGCTCGATTGCTCGCGACCAGCGCGGCGGCGACGGCGGCATCGACCGCCGCCTTTTCTGCGGCGTCCATCTCCGAGACGACATCGCCTGCAATCTTCCGATACGCCAGAGGGATCGCGTTGATAGCGTTAAGGGTCGCGCGGTCAATCGACAGCCAGGGCGGATCGGGATAGTCGGGGCTATTGACCGAACGCACCGTGGCGAGGGTCGTGCGGTTCACGAAGTCACCCATTAGTCGCTCGCACCCCTATGGCAGCGCGTGACCACGATCCGACTCGCGCTATCGAACCCGAAGCCGTAGTCATTCTCGCGGCGCGCGTCACACGCGGGCTTAGTGGTCTCCAGGGTGAGGATCACAACCACCGGAGGGGTCGTCACGGGGTCCAGGACCACCGGGGCCTCGGCGTTGCGCGGGACCTCCCACACGTGGATCACCCACGGGCCCGGGGCGGGGGGTTGCCCCTGCGCCGGGCCGATGAGCAATAGCGCGAAGAGTAGGCTAAACCAGCGCATTCCCGGGGCCGAAGTTAATCGCAACATCGACCGAGGTCGCGCCGGTCACCGCGGCGGCCCACGCCTTCCCGACGTACTGGTCGCCGGTGGCGGTGTTGTTGATAGCTCCAGCGCCTGACAGGTAGACGCTGTCACCCTGAGTGAAACCGGTCGTAGCCCCCGCGGCCTTGGTCAGGGTGAATACGCCGGTCGTGTGAGCCGCGCCCACGGCCCCGGCGGCGAGGGTGTCCTCGACGACCGCGACCATATCGACCAGCTCGATCAGCTCGCCCGAGGTATAACCACCGGTCGGCGCGGTCACCTGAATCATGTGCCCGCTCTGCTTTGCACTCGCGACCATTGATAGGTCCTCCTGTTCGTCTGTTCGTCTGTTTGAGGTTACGCGCCGTAATTCGCGTAAAGGGTCCTGTAGTCGCCTGCGTAGCAGTCGAAGTCATGGCGGACCTTGAAGATCACGCCGTCACGGGACGGGTCCGGATCGTGCTGCTCAAGGGTCGGCACGCTGATCCCATCCAGGAAGGCGACCAGGACGGTATCGTGGGCGCCGGGGTCGGCGGCCAGGTACCAGGCGGTCGAAACGTCGGAGTCGATCCGATGATCCGATACCGGCACCAGGCGACCGATGTAGCCAGGCATCGGGTCCACGCCGCTCGCGGTGGCGGGGTTGAAGGCCGCGGCGACGATGGTCTCGGCCGTGGCCATGCTCGCCTCCGAGGTGATCAGGTAGCGGGGGCGAATGCTGGTGGTCACCGACTGCGTGTCGGTTTGCGTCGCCATGCTGGTGCGCGCGGTGTTGAGCGTTGCCACGCTGATGGCGGCCCCGGAGCCGGAGCCTACATAGTTCCCGTGACCCGCCGTGAACAGGGCCGTCGCGTCCTCGTTCATCGTGTAGGTCGAGGTGAGGTTGATCACGCTGTAGACCTCATCGCCCACCTTCCGGGAAGCGGCGCGACCCATGGCGCGGGGTACTCGGCCAAAGGCGGCCAGGCTGTCGTTCACGATGGCGCGGCGGGTGATGCCGAACAGGCGCCCCCAAGTGCCAATGGTGAACACCTCCTCCTTGTCGGAGAAGTCGCCGTAGGTGTACTCGCCCGACCCGTAGACCTGCTCCAGACCCGAGAACGCGGACATGGTCGGGCGGTGGGCCTGCTTGAAGTCCGGGGCCTGGTCGCGGCCGGTCCACATCTGCCAGGTCTCGTCCGACTCGTCGTAGCCTTTCGCCAGCGCCATGTTCACGTTGCTCGCCAGCAGCTCGGTGAGGTCGCCGAGGCCGTAGCCGGAGAACCCGTCGCCCGCGCGGTAGATGAGGGCGCGGTGGGCAAGCTGCTCGCGGGAAAGACCTTCCGTCGGCACGTTGTTCCTGCGTAGGTAATCGCGGGCCACCTCATAGAGGCTCATCGACAGGAACGGACCCTGGCGAAGCTCCGTCAACGCGGACCGCTCGTCGGCCTTGTCGATTAGGCCGGTCTTGAACGCGAGGGACTTCGCGAATCCGGTGCGGAAGGTGTCCACCTCGTCGGTCGTGACCTGCGCGCGGGTGTGCTCGTCGGTCGAGCCGGGGCCGGGGGCCTCGGTCGCGGCGGTCTCTTTCAGCTTCGCGATCACGTCGGATCGGATCGCGTCGATGGACCGGGAGGGGTCCTCCAGTGCGGCGATCCGAATGGCGGTGAATTCGCTGGAGTCGAGGCCCGAGAACAGCTCGCGGATCTGGCTGACGCGGGTCGGGTGGTCGGCCGGCGGGGCCGCGGTGGTGTCCTTCGACATGATGTCGTCCTCGGTACGTTGGATTTTTGCGGCAGGGTCGGCCCCGAGTCCTACCAGGGATGCCTCGCGAAGCGTCCATGCCTCCGCGACCAGGGTGCCGTCGTCGCGCTCGACAACGGCGGAAAGATCCACGCGCGCGCCCACCGATACATCGGTGATAACCCCCTCGGCGATATCACGCAGGAGGGTGTCGCGGTGGCGGGTGGCGAGGGTGGCGGTGGCGCGGGTCGCGCCGGCTCGCGTTGCAAAGTTGCTCCATCGGCCCACTGGGAGCTGCCCCGGGTCGTGCCCGACCAGGACCGGGGCGTCCGGTGGCAGATCCGAGGCCCCCGCGGTATGGGAAAGCACCAGTGGTCCAAGGGGCGAGTCGATTGCGGCGTCGGTGGTGAGGACCGCACGGAAGGTGCCCGCTGCCGTGTCGACGCCGTCCCGGTCGATGGGGGCCGTGCGGGTGACGGTGAGATCATCGCCGTGGCTGGCGCGGTAGCTGTCAAGCGGCGTCGGCATCGTCTACTTCCTCGGCGGGCGGTGCGACCGGGGCCGGTGGCTCCGGGGCGGCGTCGTCCATCTCGCGGGCCGCGTCGACCTCGCGGGGGTCGCCGCCGTGCTCGCGGATGACTTGTGGGCGACTCTTGAAACCGGCGTCAACGGCCTCGCGCTCGGCCTGCGTCTCTTTCAGCGGGTCGATCCAGGGGATCGAAAGACCGGAGAAGGTCGCGTCGGTCAGCGTTTCCGGGTCAATTCCGCGGGTGGAGACCACCCGCTCCAGCGCGGCCTGGCGGGCGAAGCGCCGCCAGACCGGCCGGTACACCGAGGCGATCATCGGTGCTTGCAGCCGGCGGCGAACCGCGAAGACCTGCTCTACCAGCTCCTGTCGCTGGCTCGAATAGGTCCCGGAGTAGTCGCGGGCGAGGGTCGAGTAGCTCGCGCCGGCGCCTGCGGCTATCGCGCGCAGCTGCGTGGCGCGCCACTCGGCGACGTTGGGATTGGGCCGGGTGGGGTTGATCATCTCGACGCCCTCGCCCGGGAGCATGGAGTCGAAGATCATGCCGGCTTGCATCTCCCACTCGCGGGCATCGGTGTCGCTATTGACCGTCGTCGAGGGTGCCAGCGCGGAGTTTCGGGTGATGACCGCGCACACCGAGGCGGCGAGGCGGGCGGCGACCCGCTCGGATTCCTCGTAGTCCTTGAGGTCGTCCACGCGGCGGATGACCGGGGCGAGGGCGGATATCCCGCGGGTCTGAGGGATCCGTTTCACCAGGCGAAGGTGGCTGACGTGATCGGCGTCAAGGCGCAGGAGGTCCGACGTTGTGCTGGTGAGCTGGAAGCCCGCCAGGGTGTCGCCGGGGTGTTCCTTGTAGACGTGATACGCCAGGGGGCGGCCTAGGCGGTCTTGCTCGACGCCGTGGCGAAGCTGGCCACCCGCGGGGCGGCGGGCGGTGAGGTCGTAGGGCAGATAATCGGCTTCGAGCACTTGGATCTGATAGGGAACCCGGGTGTGGTAGGTGCCGACCACCGGGGCGCGTTCCAGGTGGTGAATAAAGACCTCGCCGTCGCGGAGCCAGCTCCGGGCGATGAGCTGCGCCAGCTCCTCCCAGGCGTAGCCGCCGGTCACCTCGAGGGCGTCACGGTGGTCGGTCCAGGCTTTCGCCAGCGCCTCGTTCACGTCATCGGCGAGTTCGCCCGAGGTCGTCTTGACCTGCGGTTCGATCTGAACCGCGGCGGCCTGCGCCGAGAGGGTGTCGAGAAGACCTGATATCAGGTCGACGTTTTGCTCCAGGTGGCGGGCCCAGGCCATCGGGCGCCAGGTCGCATGGTCGACCAGGCCGTCCCCTGACCTGCGGTCGGTGGGTATCCGGTGGCGGGGGCTGCTTTTAGCCGCGTCGTACAACCGCCGGAGGGCCACCCGGGAGACGGCACGGCGCGCCCCCGCCACTGGATTCAGGTATGCGATCAGGTTGTCGAGGATATTCAAGACGGGATCACCGCGACCGCGACATCACCCCGGGTCGCGCCGGCGGCGGCGGCGGACAGGTCATTGACCTGGCGGGCCCAGAACGTGATCGCGGTCTGCACGTCCGACCAGTCGGCGCGCGACAGGCTGCGCCCGCCGATGGTGTAGGTCTGCCCGGTGGCCAGTGCCTCACTCGCGGACATCCACGCCGTGAGGTTTGTTTGCGCCTGCGCGAGGGTGATCGGTTGAGCCATACCCGCATTATCGCGCGGGTGTGGGGTGCCCTGGGGACTTTCCGCCCCCCCTGGGATCCGATGTAAAGGGGGGTAGGTTTACAGGAGGCCGGCTCGGCTGAACGAGGGGTTCCTGGCGCGGCTCTTGGGCGGTTGAGCTGCGGCGGGGGCGGTGGTATCGGCTTTCGGGGTTAACAACTCCAGGTGAGCTAGGTCGGCCATTGCACGGGCAATGACCTCGGCATCGAAGTAATGGTTCGCTTTCCGGCGCGGGACCACCCACACACGGGCGCCGGAGGGCTTGGTCACGACATGCTCGGCGACGATCTGATCGCAATAGTCGTCGGTCGTGTCCTGGTGCAGGGTCCATCGGCCGGAGTCGGCATCGGAGGGCCAGCGGATCCGCGCGTGCAGCCAGCTCTTGTAGTGGTCGGTATCGAGGTGAGCCAGGTCGAGGCCGTCCTTCTCGAGCTTCGATAGCTGCCAGGGGCGTCCCTGGCGGTCGTGGCCTTTGGTGGCGTACACGCGGCCGGGGAATCGTTTGGCGAACGAGTAGACCACATGTTCCGGGCGGCGGTAGGTCTCGCCGGGGCGGTAGCCTGAGTCGACTCCCATTCTCACGATGGGGAGCCCGCGCCACCGGCGGTCTAGGAGGGTGGCGAGTGCGACCCAGACCTGGTCGAGCTCCGTCTCGCCCACGATCTCCCCATGGCGCAGGAGGTGGCTCGACAGGCCGGCGCCCCAGCCGCGCACGACATAGAACAGGCGGTCGCGCTGCACGTCCACGCCAGCGGTCACGGCCTGCACCCACTCCGGGACCTGGTCCTCCGTGCTCGCCACCCGGAGCGCGCGGACCTCATCCGATTCCGGGGCATCGCCGCGGGTGCGGAACAGCTCGCCGCAATCGACGTTGATCGTGGCCTGGATGGTGGCGGGGTCGAGGGAGGCGTAGGCGGCGGCGAGGCGGCCTGCGAGGCGGGCAAAGGTCATCCAGGGTGAGGCCGTGCCGGTGATCCAGAAGCTGCGGCGCCTGGTGATCGGTGGGGGGTCTGGGTCGGGGAGGTAGTCCCCGGACGTGACGTCGCGCAGGTGTTGAGCGTAGGCCCCCGTGCGGTGTAGGGCGGGCTTACGGTCGTCTTTCAGGTGTTCGCCGCAGGCGGGGCATTCGAGGCGGGCGGTGGTCTCGGCCAGGGTGGTGGCCGCTGCCGGGTCGTTACCCTTCACGGAGTCCCACCGCAGGAACTTTGACCAGGGGACGAACCGCTCGCCGCAGGCGGGACACTGCCAGGTCCATATTTCCCGGCTGCCCTGGTCGAACCGGATCTGTCCTGCGCTCGCGTCCTCCAGGGTCGGGGTCGTCCAGGTGCCCAAGGTGAACCCGGGGTAGTTCTTCCCGCGGGCGCGGACCAGGACGACGGGGCTACCCTCGCCCTCGACGTCGACCTCGCACCGGTCGAGCTCATCGATCATGGCGAGGCCGGCGGGGCGGCTGGAAAGCTGCGCCTTTGACCCGGCCCATGCAAAACCCCATCGGATCCCCGCGATGTACTTCTCCGCGACCCGGTCTCGGCGACCCTTCTCGTGCAGGGCGTCCAGGTCGGGGGACTCGAGGATCATCCGCTTCGCCCGCTCCTCCGACACGGACTTCGCCATGTCTTGCGTGGGGGCAACATAGAGGGTCGGGACCCGCGGCCCCCAGTGCAGCCGGTGGCCGCAGATATTGAGGATTGCTTCGGTCTTGCCCATCTGCGAGCCCGTGATGGTGTCCACCTCCTCGATCAGGGGGTCGGCGTATGCCTGGTAGATCGCCTCCAGGTAGGGGGTGCGGCTGGCGCGGTAGGGGCCGGGCTCGGGGCTGCCCTCGGGGAGCCGGCGGTGGGCCTCGGCCCAGGTGCCGCCGTGGCCTTCAGGTGGGGGCCTGAGTAGCTCTCCAGCTCGGCTTATAGTCTCGTTCAAAAGCGCGAACATGGTCGGCTAGCTCCTCGCGTAGTTCACGGGCGGCGGTGGTTAGCTGCGGGGCTATTTGCGCTGGGTCGCGGTCCAGGTCCTCGGCCAGGACCGGCGCCCAGCGTGCGGGGAAGGCATCCAGGCCCGACGCGAGGATCTGACAGATTCCGAGGAGCGCGCGGTGGGCCTCGGTGACCTCGACCAGCTCGCCTGCCAGCTTGCGGATCTCCAAGTCCACCTTGTCTTTTCGGGCCTGCGCCAGCTCGGTTTGCGCCTGCGTGTACTCGGAGGCTTCCTCGGGCTCGACCGGGGAGCCGGGGAGGCCGGGGGTGCGCAGCCACTCCATGACGTCCGGTAGGTAGAACCGACCGCGGGCGAGCTTGGGGAGGTTTCGCTCCCGCGAGTAGTTCCCGATGGTAACCCTCGACACGCCGAGGAGGTCCGCCATCTCGTTGGTCCCCAGCACCCAGTCGTCGCGGATCTCTCGGACCCGGACGATGTTGTTGGGCTCGTAGCCGCTCTTGGGCGGGGGGCCTGTTTGTGCGGGGGCGGTCACGATCAGTATGTAAAGGCTTGATACCGTTAGGGAAACTCAGGAAAGTTTCGGGCTGCCCTGGACC